AGATGCCTCGTCAGGTTGGTAAGACCACGGGCGTCGTGGGTTACCTTCTACACAAAGTATTATTCAACGAGAACTACAACGTCGCAGTGCTCGCCAACAAAGAGAAGCAGGCCCGAGAGATCTTGGCTAGGGTTCAGCTCGCTTACGAGTGGCTTCCTAAGTGGCTGCAGCAGGGTATCATCGAGTGGAACAAGGGAAGCATTGAGCTTGAGAATGGGTCTAAGATCCTAGCATCATCGACGTCTTCGAGCGCGATCCGCGGTCAGTCCTACAACCTCATCTACCTAGACGAGTTCGCGTTCGTTCCGCGCAACATCCAAGACCAGTTCTTCGCCTCGGTCTTCCCGACCATATCTTCTGGTCAAACAACTAAACTCATCATAACTTCTACGCCGAACGGCATGGACCTTTTCTATAAGATATGGATCGACTCCGAGCAGGAACGCAACACCTACGCCCGAGTCGACGTTCACTGGTCGGACGTTCCGGGACGCGACGAAGATTGGAAGGAGCTGATGATAAAGAACACGTCGGTCGACCAGTTCAGGCAGGAGTTTGAGTGTGAGTTCCTTGGGTCTTCCAACACGCTCATCCACCCATCGGTCTTATCAAAGCTCGTGTTCTTCCCGCCCCAAACCAACGCGCAGGGAGTCAAAGTATTCAGTGAGCCGAAGAAGGGTCACCAGTACTTTATGACTGTCGACTTGGCAGAGGGTCTTGGACAAGATAGTTCGGCTTTCACGGTGATCGACACGACGACCGTGCCGTACGAAGTGGTCGCTACCTATCAGAACAACAGTATATCTGAGCTCCTGTTTCCTACTCTAATCATGAACGTGGCCAAGTACTTCAACTCGGCTTGGGTCCTCGTCGAAACGAATATAGGATCACAGGTGGTCAACATCCTTCACCAAGACCTTGAATATGAGAACATAGTAACCACTCGAACCAGCGGACGGAAGGGAGTCTTGATTGGAGCGGGCGGTGGGTCGATGAGTCGACTAGGCGTCAAGACCACAAAAGTAACGAAGCGCATAGGCTGCGCGAACCTTAAGTCATTGGTAGAGTCAAACAAGATTAAACTCAACGACTTTGACATCATACAGCAGCTTTCCACCTATGTCGCCGATAAGAATTCGTACAACGCCGAAGAAGGTCATCACGACGACTTAGTCATGTGCTTGGTCTTGTTCTCATGGATGGTAAGTCAAGAGTACTTCAAAGAACTATCCGACACGGACGTACGCCAGAGGATACTTGAGGAGAACGAAAGGCAGATGGAGGAGAACATGTCTCCCTTCGGCTTCCAAGACGACGGCATGCCTGATGAAGAGGTTATGACGGTCTCGAGCGACGAGTTCGACCGCTTGCTTCTAAACTAGCCTTTTTATAAATAAGAATACGATTTATTGCTCTAATTTTATGATACAAAGGAGAAAATCATGCCATTTCAAGTAAGTCCTGGCGTTAACGTCTCTGAAGTTGATCTTACGACCATCGTTCCAGCAGTGTCAACCACTCAGGGCGGTATCGCAGGTGTCTTCAGGTGGGGACCGGCTAATGAGAGAGTTCTTATTTCAAGCGAAGATGAACTCGTAGCCAACTTTGGACGCCCAACAGCAAATAACTATGAAACCTTCTTCACCGCAGCGAGCTTCTTAGCTTACGGCAACCAGCTGTATGTTGTTAGAAGCTCAGCGGCAAACGCTTATAACTCAGTCGCGGCTGTCAACAGCTCGGTTGCTTTTGCGAATACTACCGTTAACAACTCAGAAAGCTACGATAATCAAGTTGGAACTTTCGATGCCAATTCATACTGGATCGCGAAATATCCAGGTTACATGGGCAACAGCTTGAAGATCTCAACATGTGAGTCTTCAAACGCCTATTCAGCTTCGTTGACCGGTAACACCGACAGCGTTCCTGCTTTCAGCTTTGGCATCAATAGCAATACCCTTCAAATCGTCGTGACATCGGCCACTTCGAATACTGCCGCCAACACGATGGCAAACACGATCATCAGCAAGATCAACGTTGGTGACTACATCGTTGCCGGCAACACGACAATTGGCACACAGAACATAAAAGTAACGGCTGTCGGTGCACCAACCGTGACCGGCAATTCAACCGTGTTTACGGCACAGGCAAACGTTTCACTTGCGACTACCTACAACTTGTCGCAAAACGTCAGTTCAAACAGTGTTACACGCTACTGGGAATATTTCAACTTTGTTGACGCTGCGCCGGGAACTTCTCGGTACACCACGGCGGCCGGAGGCTCGGGCGACGAGCTTCACATCGCAATTGTCGATGAAGACGGTGCATTCAGCGGAACCGCAGGTCAAGTGCTTGAGATCTGGAACAACCTTTCACGCGCTTCGGACGCAAAGACTGAAGACGGTGCAACGAACTTCTATCAGACTGTGATCAACCAAAACTCACAGTATGTTTGGTTCGCAAACGCAAGGTCGGGTGTAACTTCAAACACTGCTGCTAACATGACCGCTTTAACCATTGGACCATACAGTCAATCTTTCCGTAGTGGATACGATGGTGTGACAGAAAGCACTCAGACACTTGCTAATATGGCAGACGCATACTCCAAGTTCGCTAAGACTGAACAGGTCGACGTCTCACTCATCCTTACTGGTAAGAATCAATACGGCACCGTAGGCGAAGGCCTTGCCAACTGGATCATCGACAATGTAGCAGAAGTACGTAAAGATTGCATCGTGCTTGTTTCACCTGAGAAGTCTTTGACTGTGACCACCTCGGTTCACAGCCCAGCGGATTCTCTCGTAACTTTCCGCAATGCGATCCACAACAGCTCATACGCGGTTATGGATTCAGGTTACAAGTACATGTACGACAAGTACAACGACACGTATCGCTGGGTTCCGCTCAACGGCGACGTCGGCGGCACGATCGTTCGTACAGACAACACCAGAGACCCGTGGTTCTCGCCAGCCGGCTTCAATCGCGGTCAAATCAAGAACGTTGTTCGACTCGCTTTCAACCCAGATAAAGCCGACAGGGACGTCATCTACAAAGCTGACATTAACCCAGTCGTTACTTTCCCAGGTGAAGGCACGGTGCTCTACGGCGATAAGACCCTTCTCGGCAAGCCCTCGGCTTTCGACAGGATCAACGTCCGTAGGTTGTTCATCGTCCTCGAGAAGGCGATCTCGACCTCCGCTAAGTTTACCCTCTTTGAATTCAACGATGAGTTCACTAGGGCAACTTTCCGCAACCTTGTCGAGCCTTACCTCAGGGACATTAAAGGTCGTCGCGGCATCTACGACTTCCGAGTCGTGTGCGACGAGTCCAACAATACACCTGAGCGCATCGATCGCAACGAGTTCTGGGGTGACATCTACATCAAGCCGGCTCGTTCAATCAACTTCATCCAACTCAATTTCGTCGCGGTTCGCACAGGCGTTCAGTTCGACGAGATCGTTGGCAGGTTCTAATAGGTAGGAGTTAATCAATGGCTTTCTCGATCAATGACATCAGGGCTCAGTTAACTCTAGGTGGCGCGCGCCCTGCACTGTTTCAAGTCACCATCACCAACCCTGTGGCTCCCATCGCGGACCTCAAGGTTCCATTCCTTACGGTGAGGGCGGAGATTCCGGCCTCTACCATCGGCAACATCGCAGTTCCATACTTCGGCCGCAAGATCTACGTGGCCGGAGACCGCACCTTCCAGCCGTGGACGGTCACAGTCATCAACGACGAAGACTTCCTCATCCGCAACGCGATGGAGCAGTGGAACAACTCGATCAACGCCTACGAAGCTAACATCAACAAGCTTGGTTCAGGAGCTCCTGCGCTCTATAAGTCCCAAGCGACCGTCACCCACTTCGGTAAAGCAGGAGAGGTGCTTAGGACCTATCAGTTCAACGGCATCTTCCCAGTCGAAGTCTCGAACATTCAGCTTGACTGGAATGCTCAAGACCAGTTGGAAGAGTTCAACGTAACTTTCCTCTACGACAACTTTGAAGTGATCGGCGGCATCACCGGCAACGCCGGCGGCGCGATCTAATACTTGGAGGAGCCGCTATAAATAAAACTATAGCGGCTCTTTCATAGGAAATCATTATGCAGTTATTTGGATTTGAGATCAAGAGAAAAGAAGAGCAGCCTCTTGAGTCTTTCGCCCCCGAGATAAAAGACGATGGTGCCGTAGTCGTAGCCGCAGGAGGCATGTACGGTACATACATCGACTTAGACGGGACGGCGAGGACCGAGGCTGAGCTCGTTTCTAAGTACAGAGAGATCTCGCTTGAAGCCGAGATCGAGCGGGCCATCGACGACATCGTCAATGAAGCCATCGACACCGACTCAGACGAAGTCGTTCAGCTCAACCTCGATAAAGTTGAGTACGGTGACGACGTAAAGAACCGCATCCGCGAAGAGTTTGATCGCGTAGTCGAACTGTTTAACTTTCAAAACGAATCCTATGAGATCTTCAAGCGCTGGTATGTAGACGGTCGACTCTATTACCACGTCATCATTGATGAAAAGAATCCACGCGCTGGTATCCAAGAGATTCGCTACCTCGACCCACGCAAGATCCGTAAGGTTCGCGAGGTCAAGAAAGAGCCCAAGGGTCCAATCGTCGTACAGAAGACGAAGCGCGAGTACTTTGTTTACTCCGATCGCTCGTTCATGGCCGCACCCGGAAACGCCGGCGTAGCACAAGACAACAGCTCGACAGGTGGTCTCAGGATCGCCGTCGACTCCATCATCCACGTAACATCGGGACTGATGGATAAGAACAATCAGATGGTTTACTCATACCTTCAGAAAGCCATCAAGCCGCTCAATCAACTTAGGACTCTCGAAGATGCTACAGTCATCTATCGTATTAGTCGCGCTCCTGAGCGCCGTATATTCTATATTGATGTCGGCAATCTACCGAAAGTAAAAGCTGAGCAGTACCTTCGCGACATGATGGTTCGCCATAAGAATCGTCTCGTCTACGACGCCGTCACCGGCGAGGTTCGCGACGATCGCAAATATATGACGATGCTCGAAGACTACTGGCTCCCCCGTCGCGAAGGCAACCGCGGCACGGAGATCACGACTCTTCCTGCTGGTCAGAATCTCGGTCAGATGGAAGACGTCGAGTACTTCCAGATGAAGCTTTTCCGCTCGCTCAACGTTCCCGTGTCGAGGCTCAACACCGAGACGGCGAATGTATTAGGTAGGGCCTCAGAGATATCTCGCGATGAAGTTAAGTTCACCAAGTTCGTTGGTCGCCTTCGCCGTAGGTTCTCGATGCTTTTCCTTGAAGCTCTCAAGAAGCAATTGGTGCTCAAGGGAGTCTGCTCGGAGGAAGATTGGTCGGAGCTTCAGCAGCAGATCAACTTTGACTTCACTAAAGACAACCACTTCGAAGAGTTCAAGGACAACGAAGTCATGCAGAGCAGGATCAACTTGCTCAATCAGATGATGCCTTACATCGGTCGCTATTATTCAGATCTCTGGATTCGTAAGAACATCTTGCGTATGGATGAGAAGGAGATCGCGGATATGATGGACGAGATGGCGGACGAGAAAGTTCCTCTAGCACCTCCGGTGCCGGAAGGTCAAGCAGCTCCTCCCCCGCCCATCGCAAACAAACCAAACGTTCCCGGAACCGGTGAACAGTACTGATTTTTATAAATACTATGTAGATTTTGGAGGATTTTATGACTGACGTAAGTGATATATTTCAATCGGCGTTTAATAAAGACGCCGTCGGACTCAAGTCAGCCGTCGACGCCGCGATGTCGACTAGGGCTCAAGACGCGATCTCAAGCATCACGGCAGACGTAGCCGCGAGCTTCTTTGGCGCGACGTCCGGTGAAGTGGAAGAAGACTCCTCCGACGAAGCAGAAATCGAAGACTCAAGTCAGGAAGAACAAACAGATGAAGCTCTATGACAAACTAAAGAAAAGCATAACAGAAGTTCAAGAGCCTTTGTCACAGGGCGAGAAGAACTTCAAAGCTCTTCACAACCCAGACTTCAAGAACCTCGTTCCCGGCGTCACCGATCAGGAGCACCTGTTCAAAGGAACGCCGCAGCGTAAGGATCCTAAGACCGCGTCTTACGAAGACAGCGAATCGGCTCAAGCATATGATAAGACTTTGAGCGTTGAAGAAGAAGCTGAGATCGAAGAAGCTCGAGCTAGGACTGACTCCTACATCGGCACCGTTCATAAAGACGACCCCGACTACGATAAGAAAGTCGGTGACATGAAGAAGCAGGCCACCGGCGGATCACGCGTTCGCGGCCGCAGTCCAAAGCCTGAATTCAAGCACCTCTATAAGAAGGGTGGTCCTCTCCATCGTTTCACTTCGCAGGACATCAAGCCTGAGCACGGTTCGCGCGTCGACGTTTACTCGCGCAAAGCCATGAAGAAAGAAGAAGTCGAGCAGGTCGAAGAAGAAAATCAATATATTGAAGTGACTAGCAAAAGCGGAGCAGTGCGCCATGTTGAGGTTCACCCCTCAAAAGCTTTCGCCGCACTCAATCAATACAAAGATAAGAACAACACCGCTCGCATAGTTTCTAAGAAGCCTATGAAAGAAGACTTTGAGCAAGTCAATGAAGGATACAGCAAACATCCGTCAGAAGATGCAGTTGCCCGTGGTCTTAAGACTGGAGGCGGCGATGCCAACTATAAAAGCAGCGCAACTGGGTCAACACATAAAGTAACAAACTACGCGCCAAAAGAATATCGTTCAGGTATGATGAGATCTGATAACCTATCGGACCTGTTGCATACTATCGATAAGAAAGTAAACAACAAGGCACCTGCGGTTGGTAACATGAAGTTTGAAAGCGTTGAACAAGTCGATGAAGTTTTAACAAAGAAGACTCCGGTTAAAACTTGGATCTCAGACTTCGTTCACAGCAAGAACCCAAAGTTTGCTGGTAAGTCTAAAAAAGAACGCATTAAGCAAGCTCTCGGTGCTTACTACAGCAAGCAGCGCAATGAAGGCTACGTTGCTGAGAAGAAGAACGACGACGAAGACGAGTCTGATCGCGCGGCAAACAAGAACATTATCAACCAGATGCGTAAAGCTCCAGTAGATGGCATGCACAAGATCACTTTTGAGAACGGTAAGAAGCATATGATTGAGCCTAAGCACGTCGCGAAAGCTTTGGAGATCCATGCTAACACTCCGGTCGCGAAAGGCGCTAAAGAAGAAGTTCAGAACGCCCTCGGTCGCTCACACGAAGACTTTATGCACGTTGTCAAGCACGGCAAAGCTCCGGCTGTAAAGCCTAGGCCAAAAGTGTCGCTCGGCACCATGCGCCGTGAGTCGGTCGAAGTAAACACCCGCGAGAGCGGTAAGGGAGCCAAAGAAGCCATCACAGTTATGGGAGCCGACGGTCGTCCTAAGGTGAAGTACTTCACACCTGCTCGCAAAGAGATCAAAGTGTCTGAGGAGCTCAAAGGCAACCAGCACAAGATCGACGCCAACCACAACGGTAAGGTCGACGGGCAAGACTTCAAGATCCTTCGCGGAAAAAAGAAGAAGGTTCAAGAAGCCGAGGAGATGACAGCGGCTAACGTTGCTAAAGCCGCGGCTACACAGACTCAGTTCGGCGCGGTAGGCAAGGAGAACATGCAGCAGGACAGCATCGATAAGATGAAGTCCGATCCATTGGCGTCAAAAGAGAAGGTCACACTTCCTCCAACCCAAGGCAACAAGCCGATTGGTGGAGAGACTCAGACCCATCCTAACGTCGCCGAGGAGCTGTTAAATAATCTATACGACGCATTGTCGGAAGAGAATAAAGCAAAGTTTGACGAGTTGCTTGAGACCGAAGAGGGTCTTCACTACCTCTTGGACTTCGCTAGGGAGCAGGGATTCTGATGGCCAATACACTCAAGCCGATCGGCGCAGAGCGCTCAATTGGAACAGCAAACAACGTCGCTACAGGAAAGCTCGTGAGGGTCATCAACACCGGAGCGACGGCGGTGCTCAACTTTGCTTATGCAAACTCAACGGTGTATGCCAACTTAACGGTGACCAACACTGAGTTCGTCGTTGTTGAGAAGCAGCCGACGGATACTTTGACGGGCACCAATATGCTCGCCACCCCGCTGGCATACACACACTAAGGATACGAAGATGAAGCTCATCGCAGAACTCAACGAATCGGTCAAGGTACTCGTCGAAGAAGGTGTCGAAGGTAAGAAGAACCTCTACATCCAAGGACCATTTATTCAAACCGAAGTCAAGAATCGCAACGGTCGCATGTATCGTCGCGAGTCGGTTGCTCGTGAAGTCAATCGTTACAACGAAGAGTACGTTCAAAAGGGACGCGCCCTCGGTGAGCTTGGCCACCCAGATGGACCCTCACTCAACCTTGACCGCGTATCGCATAAGATCGTTTCGCTCGTACCGGAAGGCAACGACTTCATCGGCAAGGCTCAGATCCTCTCGACACCGATGGGTTTGATCGCCCGCAACCTCATCGAGTCCGGCGTTCAGCTCGGCGTCTCGACCCGCGGCATGGGATCCTTAAAGCTTGAGAACGGTGTGCAGGTTGTTCAAGACGACTTTTACCTTGCAACCGCGGCCGACATCGTGGCCGACCCATCCGCCCCAAATGCTTTTGTAAACGGCATCATGGAGGGGGTTGATTGGGTCTGGGACAACGGTCTGCTCAAAGCCCAAGAGCTTGAGAAAGCTAAAGAACATATCGAAGAGTCCGCCCGCAAAGTAAGCAAGAAAGAGCTGGAAGAAGCTCAGCTGCGGATCTTCAAGCATTTCATTTCAAATCTTTGAGTTTTATAAATACTTTAAGAAAAACAGGAGTATTCTGATGTCAAAAGAAAACTTGAACAAAGAGGAACTTGAAATCGACACCGTCGATCAGGTCTCCGAAAACACCGAAGTCAACGAAGAAGCTCCGGCAGCTAACCCTACCGTCTCTCGTTCTGACCTCATGCGCACCATGGTTGCATACGCAACTAAGCTTGGCCCTGAAGAACTCGCAGGCTTCGTCTCCCGCATCGGCTCAGCCGAAGAGATGACAAAGTCAAACGATGAGATCTACAACTCGACCCAACAAACTGCGGGCGACGCTTCAGGCAAGAACAAAGCATCGATCAACTCGAGCAGCGCTCCAGCCGAACCAATGAAGCACGTCGCTAAAGAAGACCTCGCGCTCGTATTCGGTGACAATGAGAACCTTTCAGAAGAGTTCAAAGACAAAGTGTCAACGATTTTTGAAGCGGCCGTTATGACCCGCGTCGAGCTCGAGAGGGTTCGCATCGAGGAAGAAGTTGCCGCCGAAGCCGAACAAGCTATCGAAGCCCTCAAGGAAGAGATGGAAGAGAACATCGACTCCTACCTCAACTACGCTGTAGCTGAGTGGATTGAGCAGAACAAACTCGCCATTGAAAACAACATCAAGACTGAGATGGCTGAGTCGTTCTTCAAGGGTCTTCACGACCTCTTCACTGAGCACCACCTCGACATCCCAACCGAAGAAGTGTCGGTTGTCGAGTCGCTCATGTCTGAAGTCGAAGAGCTTAAAGCACAGATCAATGAAACGACTGAAAAGAACATCGAACTTGCAAAGCTCGTTTCTCAGAAGGAAGTCGCCGAGTCAACCGCCAAGCTCGCGGAAGGCATGACCGACACCCAGAAAGAAAAGTTCACCAAGCTGATCGAAGCCGTTGACTACTCTTCTGTTGAAGAGTTCAACAAGAAGGCCAACATCATCAAGGAAACTTACTTCGCCAAGAGCGACGTAAAGGTTAACACCGACCAGCTTCTCAGCGAGACAGTTGAAGAGCCCGCTAAGCCGGAACACGTGGCACCTGAGATGCAAGTCTACGTACAGTCAATTTCTAAGACAATTAAGAAGTAATTTTGAATAAATAATTTAGAACCCCCGAAAGGAGAAACCAAATGGAAACTTTCAGCATTAAAGAAGAGTTGCTTAATAAGTGGAAGCCTGTGCTCGAGCACGGTGATCTTCCGTCTATTAAGGACGCTCATCGTCGCCGTGTCACCGCTCAGATCCTCGAGAACACCGAGATCGCGATCAAGGAACAGGCGATGTTCAACCCACAGTCTCTTTTCGAGACTTCACCGACCAACTCTGTCGGCACCGGCGGTTATGCTGGCGCAGGCGGTACAGGCGTTGCAGGTTACGACCCGATCCTTATCTCGCTCGTTCGTCGTGCTATGCCTAACCTCATCGCATACG